TTGTCGCACTGCCATGCCTTGGTCGAAGGGGAGGATCGCCGAGGGTTCCCCGGCAGCAGGGAAACGCCCGGATCAGGGGCCAGCGGAGCTTGACGGCAACGAAAGAAAGAATGGTGCCCAGAGCCGGGCGGAAAAACGTCCGGTGAAACAGTCTCTTAGCAACCAGTGGGACCGAAATCCATCCCTTGGAAAATCAATGGTTTCCGCAGGGGATAGTCCCACCGACGCGGCCTTTTATTCGGCACGTACCGGCGAGGCAAGCACTTCATTGTCTGAATTGGTGCAGGCCCTTGCCGGCTCCATTCGTGAGCTGTCCTGCGAACTGACAGGCGGTAAGCCGACCAGCCGCACCGGCCGCCACTGGCGCTTCGGCAGCAAGGGCAGCTTGGCCGTTGTGGTGGAGGGGGCCGAGCGCGGCGCCTGGTTCGACCATGAGGCTGGGCAGGGCGGGGACGCACTGGGGCTGGTGGCGCACCTGCGGCGCTGCCCGATGCGGGATGCCTTTGCCTGGGCGGTGGCGTGGCTGGGAATGGAGCGCCGGCCGGCGCCGCTGGCAATCAAGGCCAAGCCTGTTGCGGCGACCCCACCCAGCAGCACCACGGATCTGGCCCGCCGTATCTGGTCGGAAGGGCAGGCGTCCCGTGAGACGCTGGTGCAAGCCTACCTATCCTCACGGGGCCTCACGGTGCCGAAGGATGCGCCTCTGCGGTTCCACCCGGCTTGCCCGCGTGGAGCGGAGCGGCTGCCGGCCATGCTGGCCCTAATGACCGATCCCGTGACCGGCCAGCCCTGCGGCGTGCATCGGACCTTCCTGGCGGCTGACGGCAGCGGCAAGGCGGCGGGGCAGGCGAAGATGATGGCCGGCAATGCCGGTGTGGTGCGGCTGGTGCCTGACGAAGAGGTGACGGCGGGCCTGGGCCTGGCGGAAGGCATCGAGACAGCCTTGGCGGTCATGCAGGGCTTCGGCTGGTCCCCCGTCTGGGCGGCCACCAGCGCGGGCAGCATCACCAGCTTTCCCGTCCTTCCCGGCATCGAGGCCCTGACAATCTTCGCTGACGCTGATGACAAGGGCGCTGGCCAGAAAGCCGCGGCGGCCTGCGCCGAGCGGTGGAGCCGGCTAGGCCGGGAAGCAACCATCCTGGCGGCGCCGAGCGGACACGACTTCCACGACAGCATGCGGAGGGCTGGCTGATGGACGAGCCCATGTCCCCAGAACAGGCCCTGCAGGCTGCCGGCGCGGTCATCACTCGCTTCCGGCCGAAGCCTGGCGGGCGGTTCCAGACCCGGCGCTTCGACGAATGCCGCGTGGACCACGCGCAGAGCTACATCATCAAGGGCGTGCTGGCGCCGGGTGACCTGGCTGTGATCTTCGGCCAGCCTGGATGCGGCAAGAGCCTCCTGGGGCCGCTGTTGGGCCATGCTGTGGCCGAGGGGCGGCAGGTCTTCGGCAAGCGCACCACCAAGGGCCGAGTGCTCTATGTAGCGGCCGAGGCCGGCGCCGACATGGAGGTGCGCTTTGTCGCGATGCGCGAGCGGTATGGGGTGGTGGCGGACCTCCACCTGATCGGCCTGCCGATCGACTTCCAGACACCGGAGAGCCCCGACCTGCGCGACCTGCTGGCAGAGATTGCCCGCCTTCAGCCGGATCTGGTGATCGTGGACACGCTGGCCGCTGCCTTCCCCGGCTTGGACGAGAACGACGCCAAAGACATGGGGCGGGCTGTGCGGACGCTGCGGAGCCTGTCTGAGCCGTCAGGGGCAGCGGTGGCCGTCATTCACCACTCGCCCAAGGAAGGGAACACGCCGCGCGGCCATGGCGTCCTGAACGGTGATGCTGACGTGACCATGCGGGTGGAGGGCCAGGACGATGCGGTGCGTGCTGTCCACTTCGGCAAGAACCGCAACGGCTCCAGCGGCCACGCCTTCGACTTCCGCATTGAGCTGGTGGAGCTGGGGGAGGATCAGGATGGCGACGTGATCCGCCGGCCGGTGGCGCTGGAGGTGGATGCGCAGGAGAGCCGGAAGCCAAAGGGTAAGCCGCTCAATGACAATCAGATGGGGTGGCTCCGGGACATTCACACGCTCTTCGCTACCCCTGAACTGGCTGCGGAGCGGGTGCCTCTGCCGGACATGTGTAGGGTGCCGACGCTCACGCGTGATCAGCTCCGCGTGGGGTTGCGTGGGGCAGGCCGGTTCGAGTTGGACCAAAGCGGGAACCTCACCGCTAAGGATCGAGATCGGCTCCGTGAAATGCTCAACGCACTGAAGGATAAGGGAAAGATTGGCCTCTCTGCTGATCTGGTGTGGCTGTTGTGAGTGCCGTGAGTAAGCCGCGTGGGGTGCGTGGGGTTCACGTGGGAAGCCGCGTGGGAGGATCTTTGGAGCCTGCGTGGGGTACGTGGGGTGCGTGGGGGGTCCTTTAGGACCACCCCACACGCCCCACGCGACCAAGCCCACGCCAATTCAGGAGTTGGAAGACATGGCCAATCGGGCGCGGCGACTGTCACCCGACCGCCGCGACCCCGAGCGGTTCCACATAGAGAAGGACGAACTGGCGGCCGACCTGCGGCGGCTGGCACATCAATTCCGGGTTGAAGGGTTGTGCCCGCAATGATATCGAGCGGCGTCTTTCGGTTGGGCCAAGAGGCTCCTCCGACTGCTCATGGTGGCCGTCGTGGCGTGGTCAGCTCTAACCGCCAGCCTCACCTTCTACGGAAAGGTGGAGCACATGGCAGTAGGCATCACGTACGAGGTGCGAGGTGAAGCTGGCGTCCGTGTGGGGCCTGGTGGTTAAGCTGATCCGCGCAAGCGACGGTGCCAGTGAGCGTCGAGGTAGCCATAGGTCCGAACGGCGCCTGGGGGTTCAATTCCCCCACCCACACCAAGCCGACGCCGACCATCTCCCACCTCGCCACATGCGATCTCTCGCACCGTCTACCCGATCATAAATCGCTCAGGGCTGACGGATGGAGACCGCGCCCCCAGGCGATTTTGCGCGGCCGCGAATAAAACTTCTGGCCGCTGACATACCGGAGCCGGGTGTCAGCGGCCCCAGATCGGCAAGAGCCGAGCATCTGGGCTGGATTGCAAACAGCGCAATTCGGAAACAGGATGGATCGTTCCGGCTCTACGGAACCTGGTGATCTCAACCTGGAATGCTACATGACAAAGAAGCCGTCTTCCCCACCGCCTAGACCTCCCCCGCCGCCTCCACCGAGGCCACCAGCTCCAAGGCCACCTCGCGAGCAGATTAGGGAGGACAAGCACAGCACGTGGGACCATATCCAGCCTCCAACGCGCAATTCTGATGAGCCCCCGCCAAGGAGGTAGGTTCTATGGCTGATGATCTGAGAGACGAAGATGTCGAGCGGATCAAGGACGAAGTCTGGGATCTCGATTTCGACATCTCAAAGTCTCTCAGATATCATGCCTACAGAAGATCATTCTGGGAGCAATTCGACTACTGGACGAAGATTGTATCTGCGGTGAGTGGTACTGCTGTCCTTGTCTCTGCACTGTCGGCTGCGCCACAATACATAGCCGCACTATCGCTTATTGTGGCTATCTCTAGCACGGCAGATATTGTGTTGGGCTTCGGTAACCGTGCCAAACTGCACGACAAGCTGTACCGTGACTTTGCTTTGCTCGGTATTCGCTTGGAAGAGAGCGTGCTTCCTGACGAAGCTGAGCTGAAGTTTATCCGCCGGCGGCGCCGTGAGATCGAAATGGAAGAGCCAACGGTTATCGGATGGCTTGAGCGGCGCTGTGCTGCGGAGGAATGCGCGGCCCGCGGGAAGGAAGTCAGGGAGAGTTGGAAGCTCAAGCGTTGGCAGATCTGGGTGTCCCAGTTCGCCATCTTCCCAAGCATCCACCCGAAGATCATTAAAGACTAGAGCAGTTTTGGGTAATTCTTACTTGGTGCTCTTTCCAAAATAGAACCCTAAAATAAGTGCCAAGCCGCTTGAAAGAATTTCGGGCACTTGGGGGTTGTTGGGGGACATGAGTACGAGTGCGACGATGCACCCAGTAATTATTAGGGCAATGAAACCCGGAACGACTTCGCTGCCAAAAATCGCAGTCGAAATCAGCGGCTTGCTGGCATGCCTCTGTAATCCATCAATGAGTTGGGCGTCATTCCTGAAAAGCTCCAGCTCCCCACGGCCCTTGAGAACGTAATTCATCAACCCTGGACCGCCCTCATCAAAGCCGACTATAATAAGGTCCCTGCCTTTTATATAATCTTGGCGAACAGTAGCAATAACAAAGTTTGTAGCTTTTGGATTGCGAGAACGGACGAGTTCTACAGCGTCCTCATATTTTCCGAAACTTTGCTTTTGATTTGAGCTTCCGGCAGGAATAGGCTCTGCGCGTTGTCCGCTGCTGATGTCTGCTGGAGCTGCTTTGGTGTCATCACCACCCATCGGTTCTGCGCTCATGCCGCTGGCTCCAGGTAACCTTTCTCAGTTAGCCAAGCCCTCAGAATGCGTTCGACCATGGCTGATACGGAACGCTCATCGGCGGCAGCAGCGCGGATGAGCGCTTCCTTGGTGTCAGCCGCAATGCGGAAGGACAAGGCTTCCGTTTTCACCATCTAACACATCCTCATACATTTCCCCTTGACGGGGCTCATGCATTGTATGAGGTTGTGTGCGGCCGAGCAAGGAGTTCGCACCTCCTGGCCCGGCCTGACCACAACCCGTTCGCTAGGAGAACCGGCGATGGCTACTCGCGCCCATAGCACACTTGCGCCCGCTCGCAGAAGAAGACCGGAGACCGTCTGCCCTACAGGCTGGCACCGCGCCCTGGCCTATGTGGCCAATGGCGACCTGCCGCCGCTGCGCCTGCCGCACCCGCTGGTGCTGGATGGCCTGCTGTCCTTCACCGTCAGCACCGCCGCCTGCCTGGCGCTGGGCGTCCTGATCGGGAGCGCCGTGGCATGAGAAGAAGAGACCTGGCGGCCGGCGCCGTCATCGCCCTTCCGGCTGGCATCGCTGCCCTTCCCGCGCTGGCGGTGCCGGCCCAAGCCGCACCGCCGGCCATCGATCCTGATGCCGAACTGCTGGCCCTGTGTGCCCGCCGCCAAAGCGTAATGCGCCGCACGGATCACCTGATGGCGCTGATGTGGGAGGCTGAGGAAGCGGGCGACAAGGCTTTGACCAACCGCCTCTTCGACATGCAGCGCCGGTTCGTGCCTTACTCGCTGGAGCTGGAGCGGCAGCTCTTCTCCATCCCGGCAAAAACTCGCGCTGGCATGGCAGCGAAGGCTCTGATCGCGGCCTCGCATGTTACCGTCTGGGTCAGCGGCGGAGTGTCAGAGAGCGACATGCCCCTGTGGTCGCTGTGTTGCGACCTGCTGGGCAACGATCCCGGGAAGCACTGGGCATGACCAGAAGATCGCTCAGAGAGGCCACGGAAGACGTGGATTATGCCATTCGGAAGATAGGCGATGGCGCCATTTTGCTGCGGAGCGTGTTCGCCGAGATGGCCGAGAACCAACCCGAGGACGACCAGCTTGCCTACCTGATCGAAGCCCAGGAGCACTTCCGCATCGAGGCTGCGGCGGCTGTGCAAGATCTGTGGGAGCAGATCTTCGCGATAGAGAAGGCCGCCCGGTCGTGAGGGAATGGTGGATAGAGGCTCGGCTCCGGGTGGCGCGGTGGCTGCTGGAAGGGGTGAGGGCGGAGCGAAAAAACGCTCATCCGCTATAAATCCCCATTGAGCTTTCTGGCGCGGGATGGCATTATCTCAGCCGAGCTTATTGAGGTAGTGCCATGTCCCACCCTGATTTGCCGGCCGGGCCGTTCCCCTCTCCGGTGGTTGCCGAGGCTCTCGGTCTGGCGCAGTCCACGATCGGGACCTGGGCATCGCGCGGCTACTTTGACCACTACGACTACGGCCGTGGTGGCCGCGGGAAGCCGATGCTCATGTCGCTCCGTGACGCATTGGCGACCGCGCTGCTGGTCTACAAGGTCCGGTGCGGCATCGAGACGGTGGAGCTGGATAACCCCATCGTGTTTCACCGCTATGCCGACATGTGGCTGCGTGGTCGTCATCAAGAAAAGCGGCCGCGCCAGATGATCGTGAGGTTCTACGGCATTCCCGGAAGCCCGGATGCGGCGGTCGGCTTGCTGATCAATGCCGATGCGCTGGAGAACCCGCCTACTCGCAAGGATGTTCGCTTTAGCATCATCTTCGAGATGGACGAGATCTTCGGAGATCTGATCGAGAAGCTGAAGGCGAGCGCCTGACATGCCGGGCTTCACCATTCACAAGATGACCGCGCTGCGTCAGCCGATCATCCTGAAAGATCAGGCCATCATCGCGCATATGGCGGTGGACTATGGTTCGATCCGCCTCGCGGCGGTCAACCTGGTCGTGAACGCCAAGAGCGAGTTCCGGGTGGCCCTTCCGAGCTACGGCAGGAGCCGTGTGATCCTGACCGACAAGGACGAGCGGCAGCAACTGCTGCGTTCCGCTCTGTCTGCCTATCGCGCCCTGACCGGCTGCGAAATCGCTGAAACGCCTGTCGCGAAGGCACCCGTCATGGATACCCAAGATGACCATTCGCGAGATGCTGGAGCGCCGGGCGGCGATTGCTGCCGAGATGCGCTCTCTGAATGACAACCCTGCTGGCGAGAACAACGATCTGAGCGTCGAGCAGCGCAGCCGCTGGGACAATCTCAAGGGCGACCTGGACGGCCTCCAGCAGCGCATCGACCGCCAGGCGACCCTGGATGACGCCGAGCGCCGCATGCAGGGCCAGCCACTGGGCGGTGCTGACCGTGACGGCGACGGCGTGGGTCTGCTGGACGCGATCCGCGCGCAGATGGGCGCCACCGATCCCGCCGCGCAGCGTGCCATTGCCAAGAGCCGCGAGGCCGAGCAGCGTTCCGGCCGCAAGGCGCAGGGCCTGTTCTGGAACATGGAACAGCGCGTGGTCACCACCACGACGCCGGCCGGTGGTCCGGGTGGCGCGCTGATCCCGACCGACTACCGCCCCGAGCTGTTCATCGACCGCCTGCGCAACACGACGCGCGTGCGTGGCCTGGGCGCGACGGTGCTGACCGGACTGTCCGGCAATGTCGTCATCCCGCGCCGCAAGGCGAGCGTGGTGGCGGGCTGGGTGGCGGAAAACTCGCCGCTCCCCACCAGTGATCCGCAGTTTGAAGGCGTGACCCTGACGCCGAAGCATGCGGGCGTCATCACCGAGTGGTCCCGCAACATGATCCTGCAGGCCAGCCCGGACGTGGAACAGCTCTGCCGCCAGGATATGGCGCTGGTGCTGGCCGAGATGCTGGACGCCGCGGCGATTGCCGGCACCGGTACCGATAACATGCCGCTGGGCATCCTGAACACGCCCGGCATCGGTGTCGTGCCGATGGGCACCAACGGCGGCGCCGTCACCTATGATGCGCTGGCGGATCTGGTGGGCCTGGTGGACGACGCGAACGCCACGGGCGGTTCCATGGGCTTCCTGACCAACACCAAGGTCCGGCGCTCTGCGGCGAAGATCAAGGACACGGCCGGCAACCCGCTGGGCCTCGCGACCGTGTTTCAGGGTGCCGCGCCCGCCACCTCCAACATCGTGCCGAGCAATCTCACCAAGGGCACCGGCAAGGATCTGTCCGCCGTCATCTACGGCAACTGGTCGGATCTGCTGATCGGTGTCTGGTCCGAGCTGGATATCCTGGTGAACCCCTACGAGAGCAGCGCCTACTCGAAGGGCAACGTCTCCATCCGCGCCATGATGACGGTGGACGTGGCGGTGCGGCACCCGGAGAGCTTCGCGGCCATCAAGGACGCGGTGGCCTGATGAGCCCGGCCCGTTTCCCTGACGGGCTGGAACGGCGCGCAGCAATCGAGCTGCGCGCCACCGGCCGACGCCTCGAAGGCTACGCCGCGACGTTCGGCACCCCCGCGCAGATTGGCGGGGTGTCCGAGACGATCCAGGCTGGTGCCTTCCGGGCCTCGCTGGCTGCCAGGGGCGATATCCTCGCCCTGGTGGACCACGACCCCGCCCGCCTGCTGGCCCGCACCAGCAGCGGCACCCTGCGGCTTTCTGAGGATGCCCGGGGCCTCACCTTCGAGCTGGACGTGCCCGATACCCAGCTCGGCCGCGACATCCTGGCCCTGGCCGAGCGTCGCGACCTGGGCGGCATGTCCTTCGGCTTCCGGGTGAAGGACGAGGCATGGCCCACCCGTGACCGGCGCGAGCTGCGAGCGGTGGACCTGATCGAGGTGTCGGTGGTGCATGCCTTCCCGGCCTATGGCGCCACCACCATCAGCGCGCGGAGCAAGGGGATCGGCGCTATCGACACCCTGGCCCGCCGCCGCTTCCTGGAGACGCTGTGATGCCCGGCATCCTGTCCCGCATCTTCGGCAAGGCCGAGACCCGCGCGCTGGACGAGCGCAGCTTTGGCCAGTTCTTCGGCCTCGCCACGGCGCCGGCCGGGCAGCATGTCAGCCCCCGCCTGGCGGAGAACCTGGCTACTGTCTCGGCCTGCGTTGGCGCCGTCAGCAGCGTCATGGCCAGCCTGCCGGCCTACGTCTATCGCCGCGCGCCGGGTGGCCGGGTGGAGCTGTATGACCATCCGGTGGCCCGCCTGCTGCGGAACCCGAGCAATGGCCGGCTGACCTGGCCGGATTTCGTGGAATGGCTGGTGGCGCAGGTCCTGCTGCACGGCAACGGTATCGCGGAGATCACCTATGACGGTGCAGGCCGCCCCACGTCGCTGGTTCCAGTCCCTTGGGCGCGGGTGTCGGTGGTCCTGCTGCCGTCCGGGCGGGTGGCCTACGACATTCACGATGAGAACGGGCCGCGACGCCGCCTTCTGGAAGGGGAGGTGCTGCATGTCCGCGACCGGTCCGATGACGGGATCGTGGGGCGCTCCCGGATCAGCCGAGCCCCCGAAGTTCTGGGCATCGCGATCGCTGCGAACAGCGCGGTCAGCAAGCTCTACTCGGGCGGGCTCCGTGCCTCCGGTTACCTTGTGGCGCCCAGCTTCCTGACACCAGACCAGCGGGCCGGCTTTCGTGAGTACTCGGACAAGTTCCGCGAGGCCGTGCAGAATGGGCGTATCCCGGTGACGGAAGGCGGCATCGAGTTCAAGGCCACCACCATCAGCCCCGAGGATGCCGAGCTGCTGGAGAGCCGCCGCTTTTCCGTCGAGGAGATCTGCCGGCTGTTCCAGGTGCCGCCTCCCATCGTGCAGGATCTGAGCCACGGCACCTTCACCAACTCGCGCGAGGCGGGCCGGTGGTTCGCATAGTTCAGCCTGGCGCCGCTGGCCCGGAAGATCGAAGCCGAGTTCGAGCGGAGCGTGTTCGGCACCGGCAGCGCCGACTGCATGCTGGAGTTGGACATGTCGGGCCTGATGCGGGCCGACGCTGAGGCGCGGTGGCAGTCCCACAAGATCGCGGTGGAAGCCGGCATCCTGGACCCGGACGAAATCCGCGAGATCGAGGGCTGGAACCCGCGTCCGGCTGGCAAGCAGCCGCCGCCGGCGGAGGGGGAGGCTGCCTGAGCATGCCACGCCATGACGTGCTCCCGCCCAGCCTGCCGCCGCGTGGCCTCTGCCGCGTGACGGCGGCGGCCTACCTGGGCATCAGCCCAACCACCTTCGACGGCATGGTGCAGGACGGCCGAATGCCAGGCCCGAAGCGCATTGGTGCGCGGAAGGTTTGGGACCGGAATGCACTGGATCTGGCCTTCGCCGCACTGCCCGGTGACGGTGATGCCAACCCCTGGGACGCCGCATGATCAAGGTTCAGCGCAACTACCGCTATGTGGTGCAGGATCGGGACCGGCATGGAAACCTGCGGACCTATTTGCGGGTGCCTGGCAAGCCCAAGGTGCGGCTGCACCAGCCGGTTGGGACCGATGCCTTCGATGCGGAATATCGGGCAGTCCTGGCTGAGAAGCCGAAGAAGGCTAAGAAGGTGGTCCCGGTCGGCACGGTCCTGCCCGGCAGCGTGGATGCGCTCTGCGTGGCCTACTACAAGTCGGCCGAGTTCCGCCGCATGGACGAGCGGACCCAGCGGGTTCGGCGCGGCATCCTGGACCGGTTCCGGCAGGATCACGGCAACAAGCCTGCGGCCCGCCTGGAGGCTCGCCACCTGGTCGCCATCAGGGACGACAAGGCGGATACCCCTGAAGCCGCTAATAGCCTCCTGAAGGCCCTGCGCGCGGCCTACAGGCATGGCGTGGCGCTGAGCCTGGTGCACGACAACCCAGCGGCCAAGGTGTCCTACCTGCCGGGCAGCGCCGAGGGCTTCCATGCCTGGGCGCTGGAGGAGGTGCAGCAGTTCGAGGCGCACTTCCCGATTGGAAGCAAGCCCCGGCTTGCCATGGCCCTGCTGCTCTACACCGGCCAGCGGCGCAGCGACGTGGTGCAGCTTGGGCGTCAGCATGTGCGGAATGGGTGGCTCGCCTTCACCCAGCACAAGAACCGCAACCGCCGGCCAGTGCGGCTGGAGCTGCCTATCGTGCCCGAGTTGCAGCGCATCCTCGATGCCTCACCCACAGGGGAGCTGGCCTTCCTGGTGAGCGAGAAGGGAACGCCCTATTCGGCGGAGACCTTCGGCAACAGCTTCCGGCGCTGGTGCAGGGAGGCCGGCCTGCCGCTCTGCTCGCCCCATGGGCTGCGGAAGGCGGCAGCGTCGCGGCTGGCGGAGCTGGGCTGCACGGCCCACGAGATCATGGCCGTCACTGGCCATCGGACACTGAAGGAGGTGGATCGCTACACCCGGGGCGCTGCCCAGCGGGTCATGGCGGAGAGCGCTTTCTCCCGCCTCATTGCGGCCGATGCCGCAAACGAAAAGTCCCACCCCAACCCTGGCCGGTCGGAGTGGGACGAAAGCGATATCCAAGGCACTGAAAACAATGGAGATCGAAAGTGGATGGTGCCCAGAGCCGGAATCGAACCAGCGACACTGCGATTTTCAGTCGCATGCTCTACCAACTGAGCTATCTGGGCCCATAGCGAAGGTGGCGTTTCCGTCACCGTCTGTAGAGGAGGCGCCAATT